CACGCCGACTGCCCGTTTGTGAGCTGGCAGGATATCGGCCCCGCGCTCGCGTGCGAGAACGCTGAAGCATTCAAGCAGATGCTCGTCTGGAGCCGGGACCGCTACGAGAGCGGCGAGACGCGCCCGGTGCAAGGCGTCGTCGCTGTGTTCGTCGGCCACACGCCAATCAAGGAAGCGATGAGCCTCGGCAACGTGTTTTACATTGATACCGGCGCGGTATTCAAGCAGTACGGCGCGCTCACGATCGTGGATCTGGCGACGCTGGAGCCTTGATAGCCGTGATGGCGCGGCGTGTGGCGCGCTTAACACGAAGTGTGTATCCTTGTTTTGTTAAATTCCCCAGCCGTCTCGAGGGCTGGGGGGGTTGACCACTATTAGTGCCAGCTATCTAGAAACAACACTAGATAGAGTATTGCCATGTACAAATAGTGCTTCATCACAGCCTCCTCTCGCGTGTGATCTGAAGGGCTCGCCTGATTACTCCTTGGCAGTTGTTCCCAGGCGACGCCCCCATCCTGTGGGACGGTAAGGACGACCACTCCGCAGCCCACGGCTTATATTGCCACGGCGAACGCTTCGAGATCGCGCGGCGTGCACATCATCACCGCGTGCGAGATGCCGTTGAAGACGAGCGCGACCGGAGGACGTCGAGCCGTACTATCGCATGATCGCACCAGTATCACCAATATGGGCCGCTTCATGCGTCTCATATCATTCCTGTCATACCACTCATATCACCAGTATTGCGCCGTCGGTATCGAATCATCAGCATGGTGTGATCGCACACATATTATCCACCTGATAGGTATATACTGCCGCCATTGATGCGATATGGCCCGTATTGTGCGGTCGATATCGTATCTGACCATCGATACGGGAGATAGGGTATGGGAATCGTGCTTTTCGGCGTAGGGAAGGGCGGCACCGGCAAGTCCACCCTCGCACAGAACGTCGCCGCCGTGCGCGCGTCGCTCAAATACCGCACGGCCATTTTCGATCTTGACTGGCGACAGACGACGACCGGGAAGTGGGGCGTCGATCGGCAGAGTGACGCGACGCTCGCGCCGATCCACATCGCACTTTTGCCCAAGCGACCGAAGCCCGACGTGGGCGCCGATATCCTGTTTTTCGGCGAGCGCCTGCAGGAGATGCTCGGCCAATACGACGATATTTTCCTCGAAGTCGGCGGCCAAGATGGCGAGCTCTTTCGCGCCGCAATGACCGTATCCGACAAGATTGTCGCGCCGCTCGTGCCGTCGCCCGCTGACATAAACACCGTGCCGGACTTAGCCGAACTTGTGCGCAGTTTCAAGAAAAAGCCAAACGTCAGCGTCGTGCTGAACATGGCGAACGAGTCGCCGAAGCTCACGCGCGACACTCTCGAAGTCATGCATGACTACGCGGACGTGCTGCCGCTCCTGAAGACGCAAATTGGCAAGCGCGTCGCGTTCAAATACGCGATGGCGCAGGGCAGGGCGGTGCATGAGATTGCGACCAAGCGCGAAGGCTTCGACGCGGCCGCCGCGCACGACGTGAAAGACCTGTATTTGGAGATTTTCGGAAAATGACATCAATCATGAAGCCCAAGGGCCGCGACGTGCTGGCCGAGCTGCAAGCGAACAACGGGACGATCCAGTACGGCGCCGACGCGGCCGAAATCGCGGCTCAGGCGGCTCAGGCGGCCCCGGCGGCGCCAGCGACGGCCGCAGACAGCCAGGAATCGGAAGCAGAGGCGCCAGCGGCCGAAAAACGGGCTCCGCGCGGGAAGGGGAAGGGCGTCGAGCCTTATCCGTGGGAAGAGGCGAACGTGCGCGTGCCGAAGGTGTTCAATCTCCGGCTCAACGAAATCCAATACCGGGAGCTCTGGTTTCTCGGCGAAACGTCGCTCGGCGAGTCGATGCACTCGATCGCGATGCGCGGCGTGATGAAGGAGGTTCATCGGATGCTCCGCGAGCGCGGGATCGAGCCACCGAAGCACGACTGACCACCCCTTTGCCGAACGGGTTTTCGTATTTTGGCCGACGCCTGTTCGTGCGGGTTTTTATCGACCCGGCAGTCTCACGGTTTATACAAAGAAAATGCTTATAAGAAGCTTATCTGCTGTGGAAAGATGGTCTAAGTGGTTGTTTTTGTGGCCGATTTTAAATCGTCTGCGTTTTTCAAACCCCGAAGAAGTGTTTGTCAAACCCCGATCTTTCCGTTTGTCAAACCCCGAAGAATGTTTGTCAAACCCCGAACGAATGTTTGTCAAACCCCGAACTCACTCGGTCAAAACACGAAAAGTGTTTGTCAAACCCCGCACCCCGTTTCTCAAACCCCGACTGGCTTTTTGCTACGATGAAAGAGACTAATTCGCCGCAGGAAAATGCCGTGCCGACAGCGTTAGAACGAGCGCAGCGACTCGAACAGGAATTTGCCCAGCCCAAGCAGCTGAAGCTTTGGCATGAGGATATGCGCGGCATCTCGAAGCGCCTGTCAGCGAGTGCGCTGTTCGCGGTGCGGGACAAGCGCATGCCTCGCGAGCGCCACACGGATCGAGTCGTGGCGTCGCTGCAAAACGTCAGCATGAAGTACAGCGGCGTCGAGCTGGATCAGGACGATCATCTCGTGTTCATGCAACTCGTGCATTTTGCCCGCAAGGAGCCTCTCGGCGTGACTGTTCGAATCACCGGGCGAGCGGCACTCAAAGAACTTGGATGGGACACGTCGAAAGAGTCCTACGACAGGCTGCGCGACAGCTACAAGCGCCTTCTCGAAGGGACGGTCTATATCGACGTCGATATGGTCGGCCAGAAGGGCCGCAAGAAGCTCTACGGCGCGCACTTACTGAACGCGGTCACGGCTGACGAGCTGATGGCAGATACGCCACAAGCGGAATGGACGATCAAGCTGAATCCTGATCTGGCGAACCTGTTGACCGGCGACGAGATGACGATGATCGAATGGGTCCGACATTACAAGCTCTCGCCGCTCGCGCGCTGGCTGAACTCGTTCTATTCGACGCACGAGAGCCCGCTGCCGTACAAGGCGGCGACGCTCGGCAGCCTGTGCGGGAGCACGCAGGCGGATGAGCGTGGCTTTCGCTTCCGGCTGAAGAAAGCGCTCGAAGAGCTGAAGGCCGGGCAGTTTATCTCCGAGTACACGATCGGACCAAAGCCGTCATATCTCGTGAGCGTTAAACGCCTCCCTGTGCGCGCGGCGCTCGGATGACGATCGCGCGATGCTGACCCACGCCACACGCATGCGCGAGCGCGGCAAAGCGCTGGATCACGCGGACGTCCAGAAGGCGATCGGCGTGCGCGGAGACATGATCGTTGTGCAAGAAAAGTCGTCCGCGCTGAACCGCTATTCCAACATCGCGCGCTTCCACACGACGGGCGTGAATGACCCGCAGCCTTTGCCGCCGCTGCACGACGCGGTGCTTTCGTGGATGGGGCCGAACGGGTTTGTGCTGAGCGGCATTGAGCTGGTCGATGGCGTGGCCTACGCACAGTCATGGTGGTGCAGGGCGTCCGGGGGGTAAACACTGAGTGGAAAGTGCGTTTTAAAAGCACGCTGAAAACCATTTACACACTATGTTTTACACGCAATGTGTTACGCTGAAATCCCAGCCCGCTCCAACGGGCCGGGGTTGATTGACGATTAGCGGATGCTATCTATAAACATCAATAGGTAGGCTACCGCAATTGCCAAATACAGGGGAGCATGAGGAATCATGCGAACCTCTTAAGAAGCGTGCTGTACAAAAGGGTGTCCCCTGAACTCTGCCCAGAGTCTTCACAGGTGATGCCCTTTCCTTTTGCGGCGGGAAAAAGAACTGCACGCTTTTACCGCTCCCCAATAGTAACGGAATTTTCGTGCAGCGCCGGCGGGGGCGAGGATTTGCCAGAAGGTAGCGACGACTATCGTGGGATTAACTCCGATAATGCGGCACCGCACCAAGCACTAGACGCCTGATAATCATGGGGCCTGCTCGCATTTATTCGTCTGCGACTGCTGCACGATCACACGCCACACACTTTTTTCATGAGTGTCTCTATCTCGTTCATCTCGTGTATCACGAAAAACCCTAGATTAGAAAATACAGAGCAGGAGCTTTTGTCGTTTACACCTGCTTGCGACCCCACCCGAGTGCCCCCTGCCTGCTGTAGCCCGCGAACTTGACCTTTTGCCAATCGTTCGACCGCCCGCGCTGATAGGTGGAGTTGAGCCGCTTGGCGACCATCCCTTCGAAATCGTGCGCTTCTACCTGCTCGAACACCCATGCGCCCGCCGCAACGATTCCAGTCACGTAGACGAGCACAGCAGTGTTTTCGAACGCATCGCGCAGCACTTCCTTGCGCTGGATCAGCGGCAGCTGCCGCAAGTCCCGCTCGCCCTCGGCCAGCATATCGAACACGTAGAGCCGGGCCGGATGCTGCCTTACCGCAGCGCGCACCCGCATCTCGACTGTCGTGCGCGCACGCAGCTGCAGGCGTCCGAAAGAGGACTGTCCGGTCGGCTCGTCCACCGTGAGCTCGGCATCCCACACGAAATCGCCAGGAACGCGCGCCACGGCTTCAACGATCTCGGGGAAGGAGCGATTCATCGAATTGCCTTGCCGCGAGATGAGCTCGACGCATTCGCCCACCTTCCGAATCAGGCACCGGAAGCCGTCGTATTTCAGCTCGAAAATCCAATTTTCGCGGGAGAACGGCGCCCGCGTGAGCGTCGCGAGCATGAGGTCCGGCGCGGCAATGACGGGAATCGCACTCACGTCGGGGGCAGTTTCGCGCTAATGTATGCGAGTCGCGCCCACGCGAAGGTTTCTTTGCCTACTGCGCTCTCGTTGCACCCGGAGTATGCGCAGAAGTGGTCGAAGTCATCCATCGCAGTGTAGCCGCGCGCGTCGCGCGCAAGCGGCCGCGCCTTGAGAATCTCAGCTAGTATTTCATCCGGGTTTCCATGGCACATGCTTGCCTCCATTGACGCTCAGCTCGGCAGCAAATCGGGTTCCCGCACCCCTCAAAATTTCCGGGTGATAAAGTCTATTATGTCAAATCGATTGCGTATTCGCCCCGATGACGCCGTTGCGGACGAAAGGGTTCAGTTATCGGTGACCGAGCGCGGCGGTGAGTACTATTGCCGTGGCTGTCGCCGGTCGGAGCGCGATCCAAGATACCTCTTCACAACACGCTACGAGGTGGACATCGAACGCATCGAGCAGAACGGACCGACGGGTTGGAGGCTATTCGGAAGAGCAAAGAAACCTCGTGGCGTAGAGTGCCAGAAGTGCGGAGAGATGCTGAGCTTCGTACACCAATCGATTCCGATCGAGTGCGCAGAATATGATTGCCCAACCTGCCATAAGCGAGAAACTCTGACTTATCGGGTTAATCGCATTGACACGCGAAAGAACGACTTCACCTTCGAGGCTGAAATTGTCTGCAAAAAATGTAAGACGAAACACCGTTTCATTGAGGCGTTGGGCTTCCTCGGCAGGATCAAAAAGATAGAAATCAAGCTGACGGGCATCACTATTGAGCGCCGCTGATCTTTCTTTGATTATGTAAAATTGACGACGGGGGAAGAGATGGACGAGCAACAACCGAAAGACATTGTTCTGGTGAAACTCGACAAGGTGCTGGCGAAGCTGGACCTGATGCACGAGGAAATGCAGCAAGTCAAAGGGCGACTCGCGGGCGTCGAAAAGCGCTTCGCTTCCCTCGAATCCCTCATCGCGGGCCAAGGCGAAGCGATCGCGGCGCAGTGGGATAACTTCGACAAGACCGCCGAGCGCCTGTACAAACTGGAGCACCCGGCGACTTGAAAAGCTGCCCGGCGGCGCTTTATCGCACCGGCAGGTTCAAGTCGGTGATGCCTTTGTTCCGAAGCGTTTCGGTCACGCGGATGCGCCAGTCGTGCGCGGCCGTGATATCGCTGAAGACGTAGGTGAAGATGCCGCCGAATACGACCGCGAGGACGCCGATCGCCCACCATGCGCCCTTGCCGCGATTGACCCACGCATCGACTTTGCGCTCCGTGTGCTCGGCGGCGTCCTCCATGCTCTTCATGGCGGACTTCAGCTCGGCGAGCTCCTTATGCACCAGCGCGGCGGTTTCGGCTCGGCCTTCATCGCGCGTGCGGCGGAATTCGTCGCGCACTTCGTCAATGCGTTGATGCACGCGTCCCATCGATTGCGTCACCTGTTCGAGTGTCTGTGCATAGCGGTTTTCGAGCTCGCCCAAGCGATGCTCAAAGCCGTTGTACCGCTCGGTCAGTGTCGGGATATTCATGATGACGGGCCGCATCTCGCTCATCCAGTCGTGGATCTGCTTGAGCTGAATTTCGAGAACGGCGGCGTCAGTCGCGGAAAGTTGGTTGGCGGGCGGCATGGGGAGCCTCAGGCTGAATATGGCTCCACCATACCGTCACGAATTTAGACGTCCGGCGCCTTCGGCCACGCGATCGACGTCGGAAAACCGTCCTGCTTCGTAATGTCGCGCAGCGCGGCGCGGTATGCCACATAAGCCGTGCGCGTCGCCGCCGGAACATCGGGCAGCTGCGACCAGTCGCACCCGGTAAGCAGCCGGTCGCGCGTGGCGCGCGCCTTTTCGGCAAGCGCTTTTTCGTCGGCCAGATAGTCGGCGATCGCCCCGTATTTGCCAGCGATACAGTCGGCGTAAATCTCTTTGCCGTGGTGCTCGCAGTCGTCCGGCGATGCCGTGAAGGGCACGACGCCGAGCCCGGGAAAGTCCACGTCCACGTCGAGAACCGTGTGCGCCGCGTCCATCCAGCGCGGGTTCGTGACAGTGCTGTACGCAGCCGGGCTCATATCGATAGAAAGTTGCTGCTCGCTCATGCTTTAGCTCCGCCGAAACATCAGGTAGTAGAAGTAATTGCCTTGCGACGCAAAGCCGTTCATACACGTCCATGTGCCCGCCGCGAGCCCGACTGATCCACCGGAGTAGTTCGTACCGAAGCTCAGATTCGGCGTGTTCGTCAGCGCATAGGAGCCGACGCCGTTCGCGCCCGTTTGGCTCGCGAGCCAACTCATGAGAGTCGAGTGCGTAATGACCGCGCCGATGTAGGTCGAATCGACCGACAGATCGACGTTCGAGCCCCAACTCATCTGAACCGCGTTGCCGCTGTTGTTGATGACGAACCCGTAACCGCCGTAGCCAGTGTTGCGAATCGGCACGCGATTCTGCGTGTCGGACACCATACTGCCGAGCTTGTTGCTCAGCCAGCCGCCCCACTGCGTGCCGTACACATTGCCGTCACCGGAGATATAACTAGTGCCGCCGCCCGCATACAGGTAGTTGTTCGCCACAACCGTAGCGCCGCGAACTTCGCCCGAAGTAGCGGCCAAATTAGCCCGGACGACAATCGTCCCGGCGTCCTGAATCTGGAGGTTCCACGCATTCCCCGCTTGGTTGATAAAGCCAACCATGCTGGAAGTGTCGGCGCGCAAGGTTCCCGTGTAGCCGTTTTGCGCCTGGAACGTGATCGTATTGCCCGCGCTGACGTAGACGCCGCCAGTGGCGGTCACAGCCCCGTTGACCGTCATCCCGGAGCGAGTCGTCAAATAACCGGCATCGCTCAACGTCAGATTCACGGCCGAGTTGGCGCCGTTGACGAATTCGATCGCGCTATTGGAAAGGTTCGAGCGAATCACCGGCTGGTAGGTGCCCGAGGCGAGCTTGAGCTGCGCCAGCGAGCCGTGCAAGATGACAACCTGCCCGACTTGAAACTGAAGTGTGCCCAAGCCCGAGGTGCCCGACGTGCCGCCCGAGGCGATGATCCGCGAGTCGAAGTCGTTGGCCGAGCCCGAGCTGTGGAAGTCGATGAACGGCGTCGTTACACCGGTTGTCGGGCCGAGCTCAATCCAGCCCCCTGTCGCAGTGATGCCGCCGGAGAAAGTCGAGCCCGCCGCGCCGGTTACATTCAGGCCGCCATTCGTTGCGATGACGCCGTTCACTTGCAGCTTGCTCGCGCCGTCGTCGGTCGTGGTGCCGATCAGCACGCGGCCCGCCGTGCCGATGCGCATCCGCTCAGCGGCGTTGGTGTAGAGCGTCAGAAATGGCACGGTCCCGGTGCCGACAGCATCGGCCATGAGACGCCCTTCGCCAGCGATGGCGCTAATCAAGACCCGAGAACCATTGGTCGGATCGGACGCACTATAGGCGACAAAGTTTGCGCCGATGGCGGTGCCGCTTGGGATCGCGCCGACACTCGTGGCGCTGTTGGCCGTGCTCGTCTGGAGCATCAAGCGGCTCGCGAGCGTCGCATTCGTGAAGTCGCCGAGAATGCGCGACGCGGCGCCGCTAAACGTCAGGTTCCCGCTATTCGTTTCCCCCGGGACCGTGATCGCCCCGGTGAATACCGCACCCGTCAGAGGCGCATAGCCGAGCGAATAGACGTTCTGGCCGTCCGTCAACACGTCCTGCGAGCCTCCTTGCGGCAGCAGCAACGTCGAGCCGCCACTGGTCGCGCTGATGATGGTGATGGTGTACGGGCCGGACGTGGAGTTTTTCATCTTCCACAGGGACGACGCACCCGGCACTGTGACCGTGATATTTCCGGTCAGCGCGCCGACGAATTCGATGTACGCATAGCCTGCTTGCGTCGCGCTCAGCGTGACGTTCGCGCTGCCCGCGACGTTCAGAGCCAGTCGGCCATTCGCCGCAATCTGCACAAACGCCGTGCTCGCGATCTGCGTCGAGTTGTCGCCCACGAGCGGCGCGGCCGTCTTCGGCGTGCCGGTGAGCGTCGGCGAGAGCAGCGGCGCGAGCGTCGGCGTGAGCGCGTTGATCGTATCGACTTGGCTCTTCAGCCAGGCGGTACGGTTCGCGAGGTTCGTCGCCGCTGCGTTGGCCTTGCCGCTCGTGCCGCCGAGGACTGGATCAGTCGTCGCGAGCAGGTAGACGCCGGAATCGTAATTGACGGTTTCAACAATGTTTGCCATTTAGCCGCCTTAGAACGTAATGATCCAGCTGCCCGACAACGTAATGTCGGACTGCTTCACCAAGGCCGCGAGCCGCACCTTGCGGGCGAACAGCTTGCCGTTGCCGGTGACGAGTCCGAATTCCTGAATCGACAGACCGTTCGCCTCACTCACGCCGAGCGAGAAGTTGAACTGCACCTGATTCGCCAGCGGAAACACCACGGAATCGAACGCGCGCAGATAGGCGCCGGTCAGCGTGGTATCGGTGAGCGCAGGCGTCGCGCCATTGGTGCCGAAGCCCATCTGCGTGACCGCCCACCCCGCCGTGTTGCCGAGTGCATTGCATTGGATCTGCTTGGAAGCCGTGACGACGAGATTGGCGTCATCGAGCGTGTCGATGAGCTTCCCTTTTCGGTAGGCACGGCAGATAAGACGCCCCGTAGGGCGATCGCGTACTTCGTCGCGAAGTTGCATTGAGTGACTCCAGAGAGTGTTCTTGCCACTCTCGTGTCACGACCCTTCGCGTGGATCAGTCGCTCAGCACTTCATCGAACGCGCTGCCCGAGGTGTAATTGATCGAGCCGTCGAAGTTGCGCAGCCCGTCGTAGAGCGTCGCTTGCGTCCAGTGGATCGAGGCCGATTCGGCTGGATCGCCGATCGCGGGCTCAACGATTTGCGTGCCGACGTCCATGAAAATCGTCAACCCTTCATCGGTCGGCACATAGCTGACCGAATCGGTGAGCGTGCTGCCGACGAGCGCGAACGAATTCAGGTGCATCCCGGCGTCGCGCAGTGTCTCGATGCGCGCCTTCACCATATCCGTATAGCCGTTGACGTCGTCTCCGCCGAGCAAGTCATAACCGGCCTGCACGTCGAACAGCCCGAGCACATGCGGCGACATATCGTTGCCCGCGCTGATGACCGCCGGTTCGGTGTACAGGTCTGTCACTACGATCTGCTGGCCGAGCAGCTCATTGAGCGCTGCTTCGATCGCGATGTTATTGCCGCGCGGGCGCAGTACTTCCACGATGATCCGCGACGCGTAGGCGGCATCGACTTCGCCGGACTTGCGCGGCACGTTGAAGTAGCCGCCCCACTCGTCAACCCACTCGTCACTCGCCGACGTCAGGCTCATCTGAAGAAGCGCCTGCTTGATCTGAAGCGCGGCCGCTGCCAGCTCGTTTGCGAACGGCTCCAGCATCGCCCACAAGGTAGACGAGTAGGCCATCAGGTGATCGCCGTTGCTCGCGGACTGGTCGCCGCTGCCGTCGATCAGCACGAGCGCCGAGAGTGACGTGTTGCCGCCTGTCAAATACGGCACGCTCACGCCCGGAATGGCCGCCAGCGCCGTCGCGAGCTGCCCGATGGTGTACTGAGACAGGTCGAACGAGAAAAGCTCTGTGGCGCCGCTCGCGCCCGTCAGGGTGCCATCCAGCACCGTCCACACGAACGGGCCGCCGGAGTAATTGATGCGCAGCGCGAGATACGCCTTCGCATCCTTATTGAAGGCCCGATAGATTGAGCCAAGCAGCTTTTGAGTGAGTTGCATGGCTTATTGCGTGGTGAGGTTCATTGTGCCCGGCATGACCTTTTGGCTCGCCGACAGCGCCGTGTTGGAAGTAGGCGACGCCAGCCAGAAGTCAGAGACGCCTACGGTATCCATCGCGAGCTGCACGATCGTCGCGTATTGCCCGGGCACGCCGACATTCAGGCCGGTGAGATAGTTTTGGATCGCCGTCTGCACGGCCGCCTGAACGTCGGATGCGATGTAGCCGTTCGATACGATAATCGTTGCCGTGACGTTGAGATACACGACCGTCGCGGCGAAGACATCGACGCGCGCGCCCGCTGCCTTGTAGCCCGGCACGGCCGTGCCGTCGCTCAGGTAATAGCCATAGATCACCTTGGTCGCCTGGGCGATCAGATCGCTCGATGCTCCATCGACGCCATTGTGGATATACGCCTGCACGTAGCCGACCGTCTGCGTGTTGTCGGTGATCCACGGCTCGATGACGTTCGACGCAATCACCCGCTCGATGACGACACCGTTCGCATCGGTCACGGTCGCAAGCGAAAGCCCGTACTGCACGGCCGCGACGGTGCCGCGCTGGAGCGAATTGATGAACGAAATGAACCGGGCCTTTTGCTCCGGATCGGTTTCGTTATCCGTGCCGGTTGTGAACGTGCCTGTATTGGCGGCCGAGACGAAGCCCGCTGGCTGCGGCTGCAACGTGAATTGCGTGCTGGCCGAGATATTGCCGCTCGAACCGGCCGTGGAACAGACGACATACACGTCCGCATAGGTCGCGCCGGGCGCGATGGTCGTGTCCGATTGCGACGCGAACGAGAGCGCGACGCCGCTCGGCGTGAAGGTTGTGCCCGCCGGGATTGTCACCGGATTCGCCTGCGCCGCGATCGTGACGCGCACATTGCCGCTCGCCGCGACCGCGTTGAGCTTCGGAAAATTGAACGAGGTATAGATCGCCGTGGGAATCGCCTCGCGCAAGCCTACGAACATCTGCTGATAGAGCTCTTCGATCTCCATCGCGACGGCTTCCATGATCGTGCGCGCGAGCGCGCCGATGCGGAAGTCGGTGATGGTCGTCTGAATGGCCTTCAGATAGTTGATGCACGAGGCCGAAATAGACGCGAAGTTTTTTACCTGAAAGGCCATCTACACCACCACAGAAAGGGAAACGGACTGACCGCTGACGATCTGAACCATCGCGGTCACGTTGAATTTGTCGCCGTTGACGACCGTCGTCACGCTCGCCACCTGCTGCACGCGGTCGTCCTCGATGAGCGCGGAGCGCACATAGAGCCCGGCGAGCTGCGCGGTCGTCGGCCCGGCGCCTGTGCCGATCAGCTTCCTGATCCAGCTGCCGTACTCGGGGTGAAAAACGAGCTCTTCCTTATCGACCCCGATGCGCACCGTGAGCGCTTGCGAGAGGTTGTCGAGCCCGGAGACGGTCGCAAGGTCGCCGTTCGCAGTGACGAGCTCGCCGTTGATGATCTGAAGATCGGTCCCGAGCAAGTCAAACGACGCGGTTGCATTGACTTGGCTTGCCGCAGTCGGCACGAGGATCGTTGCACCGGGCGCCACCACCTGAGGGTCGGACGCGTAGCTCGGATCGGTCGAGATATACGGCGTGTGCAGATTGTTGAATTGCGCAATATCGGGCCAGCGTTCGGCGTCGCCGAGCTCGCGCAGCGCAATGCGCTGAAGCGTGTCGGTTTGCAGGACGCTGATCTGCCGGTAGCCGGACGGGATGAATTCGGCTGCCATTTAGTTCACCAAGAGCCCGTTCACGACGTTCGTCAGATGCCCCTGCACCTGTGCGATCGACGGCGGGTTTGTCGCGGGGTCGATGCCCTTCAAGGCCGTGATCGAGGCGGACGCATCGGCGCGCGTCTGCACTTGCGCGGCGTTACTGGTTGCCTGGATCGCTTCGAACGTGTTGACGTTGAGGTAGGTCGAGAGCGAGCTGCCGCCCGCCGTGGACGAGCAATTTGAGGCGCCATAGACGCCCGACAGGTCTTGCAGCAGGCGGCTTTGCTGGAAGCAATTCGACAGCACGCAGAAGATATTGAAGAACGACGAGCGCACCTTCATGAACTGCGCCTGCACGTAGTTCGGAATCGACGCGATCATCGAGAAAACCGAAAAGACGCTCGACGCCGCGCGCGTCAAGTCCTTGGCGATCGAGATGAGCCCGTAGGTGAGCGAGTTGACTGTCTTCAGCCCCGTCAGGATGACGCTCTGCACCGCCTTGCAGACGGACACCACCACGCCGACGAACGCCTTTACCGTCGCCACGATCGGCCCGAGCGCTGACTTGATCGCGGCATCGATGCCATTCAGGAAGTCCGAAATGGACGAAAGCGCCGCCGCGAGCGAGTCAAGGCCGAGCGCTTGCAGCGCGCCGAAGGTCGAGCCCGACGACGAGCCGCCCGACGTGGCGACGTACTGCGACAGGTACGTCATGCCGATTTGATACTGCGCGAGAAGCGGGCGACGGCGATCGCGCTTGAGCACGAACTGCGTCGGCGCGACCACCCACGCGATATCGTCCATCGCGTCGGAGAAGATCAGCTGAATCGAATCCGGGTCGAGCCCCTGAAGCGTCTTGAGCTGGCGCGACAGATGCCATGCGCTGAAGATGACGTCGTGCAGCTGCTTCATCCGATCCAGCCCGTCTTTGCCGTCGTCACCCGGGCGCCAGCCGGTATGCCCGGAAATCGACAGCGACGGCACGCCCGGCCCGAACGAGTCCGCCCATCCGCCGCTGCCGCCGAAGGTCTGATGCACCGTCATGCGTGACGTTTCAGTGCGCGTCAATTCCTCCGGCCGGATATACAGCGGGATAGTCGCCAACGGGACACTTCCTTGCGAAGTGTCCTGAAGCGTGAAGCTGATCGGCCGGACATCGGCTTTTTGCGAGGAAGGTGCGCTCATGCGCCCATCCTCGTGTCACGACTACTTAGAGCGGCGGCGTCACCACGGCGTTAGCGCCTTGAGCTTGGTGAGTATGGCCGTGGCCCGACTTGCCATTCGAAACGAAGTCAACGTCGGAGCTCGCCGTGCCGGTGAAGTGCGCATCGCCTTGAATCATGATCGTGGCGCCCCCGCTGCTGCCCGCCTGCCCCGACATACCCGACTGGAACGCGAGCGGCCCCTGCACCGTCACAGCGCCAGTGAAGGTGCTCTGCGGCGAATCGACAGTGAGGGACGGCGCCTTGACCGTCGTGGCGCCTTGCGCGTTGATCGTCACCGTGCCTTGTGCGTTCACGACGATCGTGCCGTCCGGCGCGATATCGAGCGACGCGGCGCCGCCGCCCATCGCGAGATGGAAATGCACGTCGGCCGCCGTGTTGCGGGCGATTTTCCACTTGCCGTTGTAGTCCTTGCCGGTCAAGTCTTCGTGCGCGCCGCTCTTGCCGATGCGCAGATACGCGCCGGACGGATGCGCGAGCTCCGTGTTGCCCGCGTCATCGATCGTCAGGTAGACGTCCGAGGCGTGCCGGTAGATCATCCGGTTCGCGTCCGGGAAAAGGCATTGCGCGATGGTCGGAAACAGGAAGCCGAGCACCACCGGCACCCCGGAGAAGGCGCCGACCACCGCGACCATGTCGCGCCCGCCGGTATTGGACGACTTATACGGATCGGCCGGGTTGTTCACGTCCGGCACTGGAATGTCCGTGAAGCCGGTATTGCCCGACGCCGTGCCGCTCATGACCTTCACCCCAGGCACCGGCCGATCGTTGCTGAGCATGACCAGATCCACAGTGCCCGACTCGCGATGCACCCCCACCACTTTCGCCAGATCGAGCATTTAGCTGATCCCCCCAAGATCGAGCTCGTCGTAATACGGCGTGCCTTGCGACTGCGCGCGGTTCGCGAAATTGGTTCCGCGTTCGACTTGCATGGTTGTGAAAAATCCGATGAACGGAATGAATTCTTGCGTGACGCCCGTCACGTAGTACTCGCCCGCCGGTTGAATGTCGTTTTCGGTCTGAAACGACTGAACCGTCACGTACATGCCCGCCTTGATCCGCTCATTGCCGCGCACCTTGATCGAGCCGGACTCCAGCACGACGTTGTCCTTGTTCGCGTTCGCGAGAATTTCGCGCCGGTTCACGAGCCAGCCGAGATAGGACGATTGCTCGGCGGCCGCCTGACCGGTGCTCGGCGAGTCCGGATTCTGTGCGTCCATCGGCGCGGTCGCAACGTCCACCTGCATCTTGCGGATGCCGAAGATCGATAGATCGGTATTGACGTAATCCTTCATGAAGAAGGTATCGGGCTTGCCCTGATTCGCGGCCATGCGCTGCGTCGCGTTCTCGATGAGCTGCCAGCGCGTGTTCGTCACCCAAAAGAAGTTGGCGACGTTTTCATCGGTGCGCGAGAGCGACATCGACTGCACCACGCCCATCGGCAGCACGAGCGAATCCGCCCATGCGTTCGGGTCGAGGAACTGGCCGGTCGTCAAGTCCTTGAACGGCGCGGGCCTCAGGATCAGATTGACGCCGTCTTCCGTGTCTTCGGTGTAGAGCTCGTTGAACGCCCCGACGTCGAGAATGGTCCGCAAGAAGTCGTGGATCGGCCCTTCCGCGTATCCGGAAATCGACAGCGGCGAAACTTGCGTCTCGACCGACACGACCGGCGAGAACGTCTTCACCACCGTCACGTCGAGCTCCTGCGGCGTTTGCAGCGGCGCGAGCTTCGCGAGGTACGGATTGATGATGCCCGTCACCACGTCGGTGATGAAGTCGCGCGCACTCTTGATGCGCGCCGCACCGTCGTCGGCGTACTGATGGAAGAACTTCAGGCCCGAAATGATATCGTCGGCAACATAGTCGCCGTTGAACGTGTTGTAGAAGATGCGGATGATCTGCAGCAGCTTGCCGTAGTCGTGGCCGGTAATCGTGATCTGCCGCTCCGGCACACCCGACTCGATCGACTGATTGCGCGCGACGCGCGTGACGAAGCCACGCATGACGATCGGCAGCCGGTAGTAGACGCCGAACCCGGCCGTCTTTTGATAGTCGGACGGCGAGCGCGCCATGCGAATCTCGATGATGTCCATCGGTTCGATCATCGCGTACATCGACTCGCCGAACTTCTCATTAGGTCGGTCGTTGAGCGTGATAGAGAAGCCGCCCGCTGCTTCGCGAATCGACTTCGTCACTGTCACCGCGCCGCGATCCGACAGATACGGCGTCAGGTCGATGCCGGAGAAGTTGGCGCCGTAGCGCGACGCGGCCGCCTGCTTGCCGGTCACAATCTCGCTGCGCGCGCGGGCCTTGATGAGCCGCACTTCGCACTTCGGTTCGAACGTCCTCATGACGCCACCCCGCTCGGCGTCGGGTTGCTCAGCTGCGTCGTGAAGATCGGCGCATGCCGTGCGCGGCCGTGCTGATCCGTGAGCGTGATCTTGTGCTCGAAGGCAAAGCGCTGCATCGCGCCCGCCATTCCGCCACCCACCCCGCCGACGACCGACGACGCCGGGAGCGGCATGGCCCCGAAGCCAGCGCCGCCCGGAACCGGCGCGTCAACCGGCAGGCTGCCGACCGCGCCAGCGGTTGCCATTGCCTTGCTCACATAGTCAGGATCGGTTGCGTAGCCGCCCGCCTTCAGCGCCGAGAAGAACTTGCTGGCGTTCGAGCCCGCGCCTGCGGCGCCGGGATACTTGCGCCGGACATATGCGGCGTAGGCGCGCGCGAAGTCCTCAGGCGACTTGAATGCCTGATACTTGTCGAGCGTGCCGGTCTGGTTGTCGATCGCATCGACGCCAGTGCCATCGGCCGACTTCATGTTGCCGAGATTGTTCGTGCCGGGAACGACCGACTTGCCCCATCCCGTTTCGAGCGCCCACTGGCCGAGCAGCACCTTCGGATCGACGCCGAGCATCTTCCCGGCGATCTGCGCGGCGGCGCCGTACTTCTTCACGAACTCGCTCTGGCTGCCATTGCCGCCCGCTTGGCCGAGATGCCCGGCGAGCAGGTTTTGACCGGCCTGCTGCGTGCCGTCCGGGCCGTTCTGGCCGAGGCGCTTCGCGAAGTCCTTGAAATAGATGCCCGCGTCGCCGCTTTCGGCCGCCTTGGCGATCTTTTCGCGCACGTCGGCGAGCTTCTTGTTCGCGGCGTCGAGCGCGGCCTGCTGTTGGGCGGAATAGTCCGCGGATTCGAACTGCTTACGCTGATCTTGGAGCCGCTTGAGCGCGATATTCGTTGCCGGATCATTGCCCTTGTGATGCAGCTTGAATTCCGCAATCTGCGCGTCAATCTCAGCCATGCGAGCGTTCGGCGCCCCCTGCATGGCGGCGTCGCGCGCCTTCGTCGCATCGTCATACTGCGATCGCAGCGAGCGCTCGGCGGGCGAGAATTCGCGATCCTCGACGTCCTTGAGCCGTTCGTCGGACTTGCCCGCGATCTTTTCGGCCATCGCCAGCACGCCCGCGCGGATATCGTTCGTGAACGGAACGAGATGCGAAGCCATGTCCTGCGTGATGTTCTTCAGGTCCACGACCGCCTCGCGAACCTGCGCGCCTTCGTCCTTGGGCGTGCCGACAGTCGCGGCAATCTGGATCAGCGACTTGCGCAGCATCTCCACCCCGGCGCCGCTCTCGCCCGTCGCGCCGTCCAGGCGCCCCTTGAGTGCGCTGCGCAGCGCGGGCGTGAGCGACGTGTCTTTCAGGTAGCCGCGCGCCATCTGCCGCAAATTGTCCGCGCTCGAACCGTGCAGCTGCGCGAGCGCCGAATAGTCGGCTTGCATCGTGCTCGGATCGACGCCCAAGCCCCTGAGCGTCGCTTCGGTCATGCCGACCGAGCGGCCTTGCTTGCGCGCCGCGATGACGGCATTCGCCTGCGGCACACTGATGCCTGTGTGCTGATGGATCGCCTCGGCGAGCACAGCCGGGTTTTTGGCGTATTCGCTGTTGAAGAGCGCGTCCAGATCGATGTCTTGAAGCGTGCGATTGCCCGACTTCTTGACGTAGGCGTCAAGCTGCGCGAGCCGCTTCTTGTCGTTCATCGATTGGGCCGCACGATACGCGGACGAGCCCGGCCCGAACGCCTGCTTGACGGTCGAGTTGGGATCGGAATCGTTGATGTAATCCAGATCGAAGGCCGTGAAGCCCGGCAGCGCGTTGCTCATCGAGCGCATGCGGAAGTTGCGCGACGCTTCGCCCATGCCGCCGCCCGCGTGCCATGCGTTCGTCATCTGGCCGACGAGGTTGGCCGCGCCCTGCGTGTCGAGCCCGGTCATGCGAAGCCCGGTGAGCTTCGACATCTGATCGAGAAACGAATCCATGTTCGGCGCCGCGCCGAGCGACGCGCGCCCCGCGCGCTGCGTGAAGCCTTCGACGGCCGCGATCATGTCCGGCATCTTCGCGAAGCTGCCCGCGTGTCCGACCGCGTCGCCGATCATCATCGCGAGGCGCCGGTTTTCCGCGTCGTTGCTCGTCGCGCCGAAGTGGCGTGCGCTCGCAAACAGGCCGATGCCTTGCGAGGGGTCAAGTCCATAGCTGCGCGAGAAGGCCGTGCTCGTGCGCACGTCGTCGCCGAGCGCGCGTTCGCCGCCGGGCGCGATGCCCGCGATCTTCGCAAACTGGCTGCCGAGCTGGACGGCTTCATTGTTGGCGACGCCAAGACCGCTCACCGCGTCGCGCAATGAAGCGCGCAGCAGGCCGAAGTCCGTTTCGGTCTGTCCGATCGCGTGGCGCAGATCGGTATAGGCCGTCGCCTCGTCCTGTGCGTCGTTGACCTTGTCCTTGATCGCCCCGACCGCCTTCACGGCGCCGAACGCGAGAGCGCCGATGCCGAGGCCCGTCGCCATGCGGCCAAGGCCGCCCATCGAGAACAGGCCGCCTTCGCTTCCGGCGGCTTCTGCGATGCCGCGCCCGGCGATCCGTCCGCCGATGCCGCCACCGCCTGGAATCGCCGTGCTGGCGACGCCGCCAAGCGCGTCCTGCACCGCGCCCGCCGCGAACTGCGCGAGCGTCTTGACCTTGGTCGGCGTCAGCTCTTTCGGTTCGCGCGGCTGCCGCGACGGCCCGGGAGCCGCAGGCGCGGCGCTGCCGCCGCCGCTGCTGATGTCGATGCCCGATGCACCGAGCACATTGCGCCGGAAGCGCCGCGCGTCAATCTCGGCGAGCGCCATCTTGCGCCAGCCGCCGCCGACGAAGTCATCAAACTGGACATTGCGGATCTTGCCGCTGCCGACCGCGCCGGACTGGCGCCATTCGTCATACCGCTTTTTCGCCTCGATCGCCTGACGGCGCGAGAGCTGGATGCCCTCTTGCGCGAGCACCGCTTGCACCTTGCGCACGCGCTCGATCGTGTCGCCGAGCCCTTTCAGGTCGTTGATCGTTTTCTGAACGCCGGAGCCCGCGCCTTGCTGATTGATCGCCTTGCCGAGCGCTTCGGCTTGCTTCGCGGCTTCGGCCGCCGACTTCGCCACATCATCGAAGTCGAGCTCGGCCCCGGCGTTGGCCGCTTCCTTGGTCGCTTCCGTGAGCTGTTCGACCGTATGCACGAGCGCGTCAAGCTGCTTCTGCGCGTCGCCCGCGTCGATGCCGACAGTGCCCGCGTTGAGCGTGGCATTGACTTCGGCTGCCTTCTTGTTGACGGCATCGAGCGCTGCTGTGACAGCGCTCGCATCCGCCGAAATCTTAATCTGCGTACTGGTCATTTATGAGCGATTCCCAATCACCGTCATTCGCTTCGAGCTGCGCGAGAATGTCGTCCGTGTCGAACTCGTCGTCCTCGAATTCCTCTGACGCGGGCGGCCGCGCGGCGAATTCGTGGGCGTAGTACTCGGCTTCCACCTCTTCAGGCGTCAGCGCGAGAAAGCGTGGATCACGAGGCGACAGGTTGTACTGCTTGCGGAACCAGAAGACGATCGTCTTGTACATCTCCCGCGCTGCCCGCTTCGCGCGCCGGGTTTGCTTTTTGGGGTCGTCGAAAATCGTCCTCCTTCGACTTCAGCGCCAGATAGACGTCGAGCACGCGGCCCTCCGCATCCGGTACCGAAGCCAGATCGAGATGCTCCAAGTCTTCCCATCCCTGCGGCGCCTCGACGCACAGCACCTTGTGCGCGGCGATGATCGCGGCTTGGGCGCGAATGTCCGGATCGTCTTCGCCTACTTCCTTCGTGAGCTTGAGGAACTCGGAGCGGATGCGGATGCGATCGCCGTAGGTGCGGCGTGCGAAGCGGAAAGTGCCGACGCTCGGCACTTCGACATAGAAATCGGTATCGGATGGTTGGCGCATGGGGTTTTCCTTATCGGCCATTGATGCGTTTGTGGCGGGCTTCTTTTTCGTAGTCGTCGCGGCAATCCGCGTTGCAAAAGAGGCCCGATTCGACCGGCTCGAAACAGAAGTGACAGAAGTGCGTCGGCTTCAGCTTGGGCGCGGCGAGCGCGGCCGCAATCTCAGCGGCGCGGGTTTTTTCTTCCAGCTCGGTAGCGCGATCGAATTGATCCATGAGTGCTATGCAAAAAGGGCGGTCACAGCGACCGCCCTTCGATAGTGGAATCACGACTTCGCGCGTGGGCGCCCTACTTCGCGGCGGCCTGTTCCGACTGCACCCAATCCTGAAGGCTCTTCAGCTTTTCGTACTCGGCGCGACAGTCGGTGTAATTGGCGACGACGGTGCTGGCAGCGTCCGCAGCGGCGACGGCGGGACCATCAAGGCCGATGGCGGAGTCGGGAAGGGGCATACCTGTGGCGGCAGCGTCGTGGAGCACGCGGAAGCCATAAGGCAGAGCGGGAGCAGAAAGCGGTACATACTTTGTCACCTGTTGGGTAATGGTCTTGCCTTGTTCGCGCACGACTTGCACGCGATCGACGTACTTCGTGACGACTTGCGTAGTCACATCGGCCTGCTTGGCTTGCACCGTCGCGACGGCGGCTGCCGTAGCGGCCTTCTGTGCGTTCCACTTGGCCGTGACGTGCGCCGAGCCCTGCACGTAGCCGCCAGCGACGCACGCGGCCCCGAGCACGACGCCGATCAGCGCATTGCGGGCGCCCGGGAAGGCCCACAGCCAGCGCAGCAGCGCGCACGCGCCGAGGAAGATGAAAATTGCCAGCCAAATCATTTTTTCTGTCCTTTCATGGACGACTCGTAGCGCACGACGCGCACGCGCATGACGTTCACCACGTAGTCGCGATTCACCTTGAAGAAGCTCTGCCCATAGCCCTTGACGGCCACCTTGGCCTTCAGGCTTGTGTGCTCGACGTTGCCCCACCAGCGCGACTCGTCGCACCCTTGCGTGTTGCGGCACAGCTCGCGGTCCTTCAGCAGCCCGCCGAGCCCGCCGTTGTAGGCGGAAAGCGCGAAGGCGTACTGGTTCTCCGCGTCGGCGGCGCCCTTGATCTGGCGAAACAGGTTCCGGTCATAGGCGATCAGCGCGCGCACCTGATACCGGGCGTTAAAGCGGTCGTCCCACTGCCAATCACGAAGCGTCCGATCCCACTTTTTCGACTCGTTGAAGTTGTTGAACTTCGACGTCACCGTGAGCTGCCCGAGCCCGAAGCCGTACTCGCGCTCCGTCTTGAGCTCCGCGTGCGGGTTCCAGCAGAGCTTGCTTTTCAGCGACGGACAGGTTTCTTGCTCGATCTGCGCGGGCAAATATGCCGGGTGCGGATGGTCCGGCCAGAGCACGACGAGCTCCGACCGGATGACCGGCAGATACGCGAGCGACGCGTCGGGCGGGCTCAGTGCGATAGCCATATCGCGTTCGCCACGAGAATCGCGCTGAGCACGATCGCAACGGCAAGGAAGATGACGGCAGAAGCGAGCGGCGTTTCGACGGCTTTTGCGACGAGCAGGCGCAGATCCACGTAGGGAAACAGCACCTTGCGCAGCAGGTGCGACGCACCCGCGAAAATCAGCACGACGGAGAACGAATAGCCGATGGTGAGAGCGACCGGCAGATTGGTACAAAGAATGAGCGCTGCCGGAATCAGCAGCGCCCACAGTCGCCAATCAAGCCGGGCGCGCTGAAGAGAAGTCTTCATGCGCGCCCCCGCCTTACAGGCCGGTGCCAGCAACGTCGAGCGCGTTGAACTGGCAGTTGGTCGTCACAATCGCGTGCTTCGACACTTCGGTGTCACCGCTCGCGAACGAGCAGCTCACCAGCTTGCGCAGCACCGAGCCGTCGTCCTTCGACAGCACGCAGATATCGAAGACATTGCCTTCGAGCACGGCGTCACCGTTTTCGGGAACCAGACCCATGTCGCGCAGCGCGCCCGAGAACAGCACCATTGTCGAAGCCGAAACCGTGTGACGCGCCATCGTCGGCACGTACTCGATCGCGTGAATATCGCCGATGCCGCTTGCAGGCTCCGGGCTATATTCGTCCGACATCCGAATGTTTTGCAGCAGGCCGACCGTGTTGCCGTCAAATTGAATGACAACCCGGTTGCCGCTGCGCGTCTTTACGTTGGTACGCATCTAACGCGTCTCCCCTTATGCCGAAACCGTGCCGCTGTACGGGACTGCGTACATCGTGACGGCTTCGTAGTTGACCGGAATCACCGGGCTTGCTTGGAAGCTGATCGCCACCTGATCGCCCGACAGAGAAACCGTGAGGTTCTTGTAGGCCGGGTTCGTCTTGTCGCCCACCAGCACACCCGGGCCGCCTGGAGCCGCCGTCGCGCACAGGCGCAGCGCCGACTCAGCACGCGCGTGGATCGCCGCCAGCGTGAGCGGCGTGCCGCCCTTGCCGAGCATCGGCTGCACCGCGTCGCGCACGCTGCGCAGGGTGTAATCCACCGCCGTGCCGCACGACAGCTCGACGCGGTTGTAGTTGGTGTTCGTGAGCCACGTCGAAATCGCCTTCGTGACGGTGTAGCCGCGCGAGTTGCTTTCGACCGGGATGACGCCGCCCAAGATCAGCCCATCGGTATCGGTCGGATTGCGCAGCGTGCGCTCCCATCCGCTCACCGACAGCGACTTGTTCGTCATCGTCTCGCCCGGGCTCAAACCAGCGAAACCGGCGGCGATCAGCGCGGCGGTCATGTACGGCGCAAACAGCGTGTAATTGCCATTGGCGTCGTAGCTGTAGAAGCCGAGATGCACGAGGGCCGTGCGGTCGGAGTTGATCGCCTTGGCGGCCGCAATGGCAGCCACGTCGGTCGTGCCGAGTGCCGTGCCGCAGATCGCCCGACGTTCCATGCGCGCGACCGTGCTCATGTACTGGACGTGCGCATCAGCCATCGCGGCGATCGCCGGATTGCTGGAAAGCGGCACCACCCACTGCACGTCAGCCGTCTGAGCCGTCGTGAAGGCGTCGCTCCATTGGGTGTTCGTCGTCACGCCATCCGAGCCGCCCGCCAAATATGCGAACGGCATAATCACCGGCGGCTTGTCGGAGCCCGTGAGGCGCTGTGCGCTGATATACGGGCTCGTGGGACCATTGAACCAGTCCACCACGGCCTGAAGGTTCGCCGTCACGGTGTAGATCGCCGTCTTGACGTCTTGCGACGTGACAGCATCCAGCCCGCCGAGCGCTGCGCGTTGGTCGTTGCCGTCGAGCACGGTCGCCGAGAAGCCGGTAATCGAGTTGATGCGATCGACCACCTGCCCGATCGTGGGGAACTGCGTCAGATCGATCGACTGAAGCAGCGAGCCGGTCGGGGCGAACACATCGACGGTCGATGCCGAGACGGTAATCGCAGCGCTCGCGAGCGCACCGCTGTACTGCACCGAAAAGGCGTCGCGATAGACGTTGTCGGCCGACGTGTACGCGTTGCCGATCTGCGTCGTGATGAGCAAGCCCTTTGTCGTCGCGTTTTCGAGCTTGACCTTCACGTTGTTTGTGTAAAGGCCAAAGTCGTCCGTCGTGAGCGCGATCGTCGGCACGGCCGATGCGTCGTTGAGCGTGAGCACCGATTGCGTCGCCGGGTTCACGCGAATCGCGTAGACCGTGGCCGGGCCGCCGGTTTCCGCGCTCGGCGCGAAGGCTTTCTTGCAGGCTTCCATCAGCTCGCCGCTGCGAAGTGCAGCTTGAGCTTCGGCGGGCGAGCCGAACTTCAGGAGCGCGTTCGGCTCACCGCCCACCGATTGACCGATCAGGAGCAGCGAGTTACCTACGCTCGCGCCCTGATCGTTCATTGCCGAATCGTCAACCGCGCTGACGACGGCCGGGCTTGTGTACAAACGCCCATTGAAAAACAAACCACTCATAGGAGTCTCCGGTTAAGCGGGCTGAGTCAGGAACGCCACGTAGCGGTCCTTGAAAACGGAAGGCAGAGCGCGCGTGCGACCGGCGGCCGACTCGACGCGGTAGAACGCGCCGATCATTTCGATGCGGCGATCGTTCGCGGACAAAGTCGCGCAAAACTCTGTGATGCTCTGCACGAATTCGCTAACCGTTTGCGGCCCGGTATCTGTGTAGAGCGTGGTTGTCTTGGACGGCGCGGCGCTCGCGCCGCTCGTATCCGTGCTCGTGGACGCGCTTGCGTCCGGTGTGTCAGTGGCGTTGCCCATCGACATTCCTCTTCGTCAAAATTGGTAGTTGGTATCGATCTGATCGATCACCGCCGGGACCGTCGCCTGAATCGACGCGGGCGCCACGCACGAGAACGAACCGAGCGACTGAAACATCGGCACGTTGTAGGTTGTGAAGTCCTCCTGATCGGAGAACTGAAGGTCGATGAGCTCCATCCCCGCCGACTCGAACACCTGCAAATTCGCCTGCACGATCGACTTCACGAGATTGCGCAATGCGATCCGCTCGTCGGAGCTCAGGCTGGAAATCGCGATCGCGATCTGGTAGCGGCTGAGCCATCCTTCGAACTGCCCGACGTCGTCGTCTTGCGCATCGACGCCCACCACTTCGCCCACCGCGCGCTCGGCTGAACCGTCTTGCTGCATGTGTACCGTCACGACCGGGAAGCTCACGTCTTCAAAGACGGGCGCGGCCGTGAGCACAGGGATGACGCCGGATTCAGGGAAGATCGCCTCGCGCGCGACGGCCGCGACGAGCCCCGCCGCGATGCGATCGCGCAGGAACGTCTGAACGTCGGTCTGGATGAATTCGAAGGAGCACTGCGGCACGACCGATGCGACCGCGCCGGAGCTCCATGCCGTGCCGTCGAAGTAGAACGGCTGATAGAAGTACGTGAGCCCGTTGACGAGGCCGGACGTATCCACCACGTATTTGTCGGCGCCGGTATAGACGAGCGTCGCCGCAGGGTCGGAGATGCCGCCGATGTCGTTGGTCTGCTTGCGCAGGACGGAACACTTCTGCGTGCCTTGCGGCGGCTGAAGAATTACCGATACGGCATTACCTGCCGCGAGCGCGATGAGAAACGAGATCATGCAAGCATGGTCCCGTCACGACTTCGTTTAGCCGCCCGTTTCGAGCGCCTTCTGGATCGCCGTGTCGAACTTCGGCCCGAGCGCGTCAGCGACGCCCTTGGCGATATAGCGGCCTGGTTGCGGCCCGATGATCCAGCCGCTCGACCACTCGCCCATAACGCGGAATGTGAGGTAAGCGGACGACTTCGGCGATTCGGCCGCATTGGTTTTCATGCGCACCATGCCCGCATATGGATCGGTCGCGTGATAGTCCTTCTTCTTCGCAGTAAGCCCGGACGGCAGTTTGTCGCCCCACTTGTACTTATTGCGATGGATCATGACCGGGAAGCCGTTTCTGACGGCGCCCTGCTGATTCGCAACGATGCGCGTGCCGGTGATCTTCGACTGCTTCATCTGCGAGGCGACTTCGTAGACGTGATCGGGCATCGCGTCGGCGAGCGCGTCATTGCCCGGCGTGTTGTGCCGGAAGGGGATGATGAGGTAGCGCATCCCCTTGTGCTTGCCGTTCTTCGCCACGCGCACGCGCAGCGACGTCTTGAGCGCGTCCTTCAGGTCGCGCGCCGGGCGCCCGGTTTCAATCTCGCCCGCCTTCGCGTAACCCGCCTCGACGGTCACTTCGAAGGGGCCGGAGTTGTACCACTCGATCGACTGCGCGTATGCCTGCTTTTCGCCGAGCCAGATGCCCTTCGCGTTCATGACGTCGGCTTTCCACTTCTGCGTCGCGAATTCGCCGAAGGTTTGAACCGTCTCCGCGACGCGCCCGAGCAGCGTTTCGGCCTGTGCCTGAAGCAGATTCAGCACAGGCGCGAGATCCACGCTGATTTTGTATTGCGCGCTCATGCGCCGTTACCCGCGCCCGAACAGATCGAAGCGGCGCAGCACGACGTTGCGCGGCAACTGCGCGCCGGCATGATGCGGCCGGTCCCACGGCATATCGTTGAAGCAGAAATATTCCTGGCGACGGCGACCCGACATCGAGTACGTGACGCCCGCAGGCGGCGCATCGGACGGCCACGTCAGTGATCCATCCGGATTCACGACCGGCGGCGTACAGAGCACCAGCGCCCCGCCGTTCGGGCTGATATAGGCCACGCGATCGACCGAGACGAACGTCATGTGATTGAGCGCCTTGTCGTTCACGCCCGCGACGAAGTTGATCGAGAACGGCTCGGAACGGTTGAGCATGACGACGCGGTCATACTGGCCGATCGCGTAGAGCGCCGAGTCGGACGGAATCGACAGCACGACGTCGCCGCCGTCCCACATGCCGAAGGCGGCCCAATCCTTATGCGCGGAGCGCCCGGCGATGCCGGTTTTGGTCTGGATCGGCGTGTCCCACGTCCGGCCCTTGCCCTTGCAGATCGGACAATTCGGCTTGGCCGAGCCGGAATTCG